AACCTCTTTGTTCTTTGTTTAATATATACAAGACTGTTTTATATACTGTGTCTACGCTTACTGCCATTTTTATATTTTTATTATAATATAGTGGAGACTACTTTCGTAGTCCCCATCATATTAGTATCACTTGTTTTTATAGTTTTTTCTCGATAGATCTAAAAACTTCAACGCCTTCATCTGTTTTTAAGAAAGCAGCAAAAGCTGAGTATGGGTTTTCATCAAACGGAACGTTCATTAATTTTCTACCATTTGAAGCCCACGTGAAAGTTCTTTGATCACCTGAAAGATTTATTATCTTAGCTTCTGTAGCTCTAATAGCTATATTTCTAAGCTGCACATTATCATCATTAGCCAATGCAACAAATGTTTGCGGGTTGTTTTTAGCAAACAACAATAAATCTCTTTTTAATTCTTTTGAACTCATGTTAGAAACTTTAGATCCTAGCTCTACTCTTAGTATAGCTTCTGCTTGATCGATATCAATTTCTCTAGCTAAGTTCATAGCATCAATTTGTATTTCTAATACGTCTAATTCATCTTCAGCTATAGCAACAGAGCTATATTCATAGTATCTTTGATTTTTATAAGGGTGATACAAAGATAGTAATTTTTGAAGATTCTGTTTTTCTTTTGGAACGTAAAGCGCACCATCTTTAAACATTATGTGCCCAAGTGTTGATTCACCTTTTTGTTCACTTACAAAAACAGAGTTTTGATTAGTAGCGTATCTTAATTCTTTTTGAACACCTGTTTCTTTGTCAAACCATAATAATGGGTATTTAGAACTATGTCTACAAGGTATTGTATAAGTTAATGGTGATTTACCTTTTAGTATATAAGTTCTATCTTTTATTTCCCATTGAGGTTTTTGTGGTGTTGTATTTTCTTTTTTAGTTGCCTTGACAACAGTTTCTTGAGGTGCAACCTCAACAGTTTCTTCTGCTTTAGCTTTTTTAGCCATAATATAATAAAATTAAATAGTTAATAAGGGTAATAGTTACCCCTGAAATTACATCAGGGGTAAACATTACCTGTGTTATTAGGCAGTAAACAATACAAAGTTGTTTGCTCCTTGCACAACTAAACATCTTTCAGAAAGGAAGTGTACTTCCATTGCATCAAGATCTGAAGTAAATGCTCCTCCTACAGAACCAGTGATCCAGTTTTTCATTCTACGATCGTCAGCTTGTGAAGCTCTGTAACGAACGTGTAAGAATGGACGACGGATATTAGTTCCTAAGATTTGATCGTAAACAGTTGAAGTTCCAGCTGGTACTAAAACACCATCAATACTAGATGTTGCTAAACCACCACGAGTAGAAGCGTCATTTAAATATTTCCAATCAGTTTTGTAGAAATCGTAAGATCCTCTACGGAAACCGCTAAATCCAAGATTTAAAGCCATTTCTTCAGAGTTTTCAAATAAACCGTAAGCAGTACCACCGTTGTTTCCAGCAGAAATACCAGCTAGCATATCGTCAAATTCTAAAGCAGTGTTTCTGTTTAAGAATAACATGTTCTCTTCAATAGCACCCTGAGTATCTAAGTTCTTAAGAATTGAATCAAATTCACTTAAAGCATTTGCAGGTGTTGCAGAGAATCCAGCCAATACATTACCTCTATCTTTGATAGCAGCAAAAAGACCTTCAGTACCTTTAACGGAAGCAGTAGATGTTCCAGATTTTAACTCTCCTTCAACTACAGACATTTCTAGGTAATCTTCAAAACGTAGTCTTGTTTCAGACTCAGCTTTTAAATACCATAAAAATCCTCCAGTACCATCTTCAGTAGCAACTTCTACCCAACCGATCTGAGCAGTGTCAGAACCATTGATAGCAAACTTGTCTTTAATGATGATAGGTGAGTTAGAGTATTGAGTAAAAGAAGGATCTACAGAAATTCTGTTAGAATCTGTTGTTCCTTTTCCATACTCAGAACCATATACAAAGATTTTTAAAGCTGGAGAACCAGTTACCAAATCAACTTCACCTGCACCAGCTCCGTCAAGAGCTTCTTGAGTGTAAGGCTTTACAGTTAATTCACCAGCAGCTAGCCCAGATCCTGGAGTTGCGCCAGAGGCAACAACATAACACTTTAGCTCATCTCCGTTAGCTCCGTTAGTTACAACGATTGTTGAACCAGGAGATACTACGTTTTCTACTAAAGTAGCTCCAGCTCCACCAACAGGGATAGTCAATGTTGACACAATGTTAGGTGTTGTTCCAGAAATAGCAGCAGTTACTCCATTGTAAGAGATGTGTAAACGGTTTTGCTCAGACCAAATTACTTGATCAGAAGTCATTGGCATTTCAGCGCCAACCATTCTTAAGAATCCAGATAACGTACGGTTTCCGTAACGCTCTACTTCAGCTTCGTAGATTTCTGGTAAATATTGCTGAGCGAAGTCACTAGTACCATCTGTAAAGTTAAGGTAGTTTGTTTCTAACGCTTGTTGTTTTTGCGATGGAATAATACTTCCAAACGCAGGACTTACATTAGCCATAATTTTTAATTTTTTTAGTTAAATTTTCTTGTTTTAATCTTTAGTTTTGTAGAATCAGCACCGCTAATTGCTTTTACTTTTAAGCCGTTAACGAATACATCACCACCAGAAGGTCTAGCTTTTGTGTCGCTTAGGTTTTTAGAAGTGTCTACAACCTGTTTGACTGCATCAGCTTTACCTTGCTCGTAGAAATGTGATGCTATTTTATCTACGTTTTCAGCAGCATACATTGCTTTATGATAACCTTTGTAGTCACTAACAGAACCGTTTTTATCTAGGAACTTCCCGATTAGGTTGTTAATGTCTGATTGTTTATCAGCAATACCATCAGCGTTTTGTAATTTATACCTATATTTCTTTTCACCTACACTAATATCGAAACCTTCGAAATCTTCAGTAAAAAGTTTTTTAGTATTTTCTTGAAACACTTTACGGTTTTGCTCAGCTTGTTCTTGCTGCTTATTATATCGATTGAAAAAGTCCATAGCTTTTTGAGCCTCGGGATTTACGTTTGATTTCAACTTGATATCAGCGTAGTATTTTTCCTTAGTGCTTTCCAAAAAGTTTCTGGCTTTTGCAACTTCTTCTTTAAATGCAAGTTTCTTCTTGCGTATATCTCTATCTTCATCTAAATCTTCGTCATATTGAAAATCTTCTAACAACAAATCAATATCTGAACTATCAAGATATGGTTTTTCTTTTTTGTAATACTCTTTTAACAATGTAGTATCGTCTACGCTAGAGTAATCAGCGTTTAGCCTCACGTAGTCTTCTACGCTACCTCCAGTCTCTTCCATAAAAGAAACTAGTTTTTCAATGTTTTCAGGCAATTGCTTACCTAAAACTTTTTCATCTCTTACAGCTTCTTTTAGTTCTTTTTCTACTTCAGCTGCTTCTTCAATGATTTCTATTGGAGATTCTACTGTTTCTTCGGTGGCCCGTACTTCTTCAACCACTGCTTCGCTGTTGCCACTGTCTTTGGATTCTTCGACAACAACATCGCTATCATCTGTCTTTTGTGTTTGAACGGCATCTTCTTGTTTTTCTTTTGGTATAACCACTTTTGTAACATCTTGCTCAACCTTTTGCTCTTCTACGGGCTTTTTAAGATCAACCTTAGTTACTTCGTTTTTTTTAACTAGTTTTTTAGGTGTAGTTTTCTTTTTACCTTTTAAAGTAAATTCACCTTCTTTTTTTACTTCTGACATAATATAATATAATTTAAAAAATTGTTTTGCCTACATAAAGGCACCAAGACCTTGGTCTGGTTGATTTTCAAAGTCTATAGGTAAGCCATCGTTTTTTCTTTGGCTTATCATTTCACTTTGCTGTGTTGCTTGTATTTTTGTTCTTTTGTCTTTGCGATCTTCTATAAACTGTTCTTTGTTTCTTTCAACTTGAATATCCATTTGCTTAAGCTGCATGTCATACTGAAACTGTCTTTCCATCTCAGCTTGCTTTATTTGAGCTGCAACTTGCATTTTTTGCATCTCCATTTCTTGCTTAGCTTTTTCAATATCAACCTTAGTTGATGCTACAGCCTCTTGTTTTTGAACTTCAGCCATAGCAGTTCTTTCAGCTGTCTGCGCTTGAGCGTCTGCTTGAGCTGCTATGTTAGCTTGTTGAGTTTTTTGATCACGCTCCATTTTAACCTTACGCTTAATTTTTAGCATTTGATTAGCTAACTTAAGGTTTTTAATTTGACGTATGTCAATAGCATCTTCTAAGTCAATACCTCCAGACTGCAGAGCGACTTGTATGTTTTGCTCTAGCTGAGCTCTTTCTTCTTCATCGGGCTCTAATTCTAAGAAAATACCAAAATCATGTAAGTTCAAGTTTATAACTTCATCTAGTGATTTTATATTATAAGTTGATATAGAGTTTTGTAACGATGCTCTAGTCAGTGGAAAACGCAATGCATCAGCTATTTTAAGCGATACATTTTCCGCTAGTTTAAGAGTTAAATATAAACTAGATTGAACAATATGTCTAGTCGCTACATTAGACGCGTTAGCAGCTAGTTTCTGTAAACCTACGAGCGTAGATTTATCAGGCACACTACCGTCTCTAGCTTCATTTAGCCCTGTCACATCGCGTATCATTTGTAAATAGTATTGATACGTTTGAATAAGACTTTGTATTTTAGCACCACCACTTGAGCTACTAAGTTCTTGAATAGGTACTTTACCGTGGTTTAATTCACCATCTTGTGTTAAAGATCTACCTACAATAGAACCAGTTTGAAAATACATATTTAATGCTTCAGCTGGGTTGTAGTTTGTTCCATTACCTAGATCAACCTCTGCTAAACCGTCCATATCAAGATAAACACCATCTGGCACCATTCTTGATAATACTTGTTGTAGTTTTAAATGAGTTATTTGAATCATATCAGCAAACCCAATACACTTACTAACAATAGACTCTATTCTACCTTTGTACATTCTAGGTGCACATATAGCATAATTCATAGCAACCTTGGTAGTATCAGCGTATGGTCTTGACATATTCTCAGCCAATTCCCACTTAAGCATCGTGTCTGTTCCTAAAACTACAGCACCATTGTAAAGAACCTCTATAGTTCTAGATACTCTTTCAAAGTTATCATTTTCTGGCGGATTAAATGTATCTGGCTTTTCAATAGCCTTCATCAGCCCTTGATCAGTTTGCTTTATTTTAAATACTTGATTGTGGTATGTTTTGTAATCAAAGTATAAAACTTGAACTGTATTCTCGTCGTATTGTCCCCAACCTGTTATATATGATTTATTACCTGGCATATTTTGTATACGCTCTAGTTCTTTTTCAGATATATTAGGAAACTCCTTTTTAAGTTCTGGTATTGTTATCGATTTAACTTCACCAACGTAATATATATCTTCAAAGTTAGGATCTTCTGTGTAAGAATAAACCATATAAGAAGGGTCAACATAATCAACCTTAACGCCTTCAGCTATATTGAAATTAGTTTTTGCAGCCGCAATACCTAATACAGTTAAATCCATATTAAGCCTACGTCTAACCAAGTCGTATTTATTTTGTGCAAATACAGTGTTAATACTTTCTTCTTCAGCTATTTCAATTGACTGCTTATAGCTTAATTGCATTTTAAGCTCTAGCTCTTCTTTTGATTCAGGTATAACATCAATGCTAGGTGATTGATATAAGTCTATACCTAAAGTTTGCTTTACAGTTTCAATATAATCTTTAGCTATCATATCCTCGTAAAGTTTAGAAGCGTAGTCTGTTCTTTTCTTCACTGACTGAGGATCTTGAGCGTAAGCTTTAATATCATAAGCTTTTTGAGATATACCGTTTACAACGATATCTACAAACTTAGATAAAATTGGTACTGGTTTCCAGTCTAAATTAAGATAAGACAAATCACCGTTAATAGATAATTCATCTTTATATTTCTGTATTGATTGCTCGCCTCGAGCATATAATCTTAGATTATGAAAGTTGTTCCAATTAGTTAAATACCTATTTCCATTAGTTCTACCTTGTCTAAACCACTCATACTCTATAGCTTGAGCAACTTGCCTTCCATATTCAAAAGTGCCTTTTTCTTCGTTACTTACAACTTGACTAGGAAAAGAACTGTTGTTATTAGTGTAAACGTTCATTTAACTTATTATTTTTGATGTATATCCACTGTTGTCGTATCTTTTGATACCTATGTCAACAGGTTCCGTTTTTCTTTTGTTTATAGGTGTATACCTATGTTTGTTACAAGCCATTAGTGCTAAACCAGAGCTAATAGAAGCATCATGCGATGTTCTGTTATTAATGTTAAACTTAGCCCAATCTTCAAGCGTTCTTTGAAAGTACATATCACCGTAGCCAGTTTCTTTTAATCCAACAAAGTTTTCTATGTAAGATTCTATAGCCGCGGCGTGTGCTTGTTTAATGTCTTCACTAGAGTTTGGTATTCCACCTATCTCTCTTTCTGTTACAGATAGTTTGTTTCTACTTCTATCTGGTCTATTCATTGCAAAACCTCTATAACCTCTTTTTTTAAAGTAATATAAAAGTCTTGGTTTATTATTTTCAGCAAGTATCGGCATACCGTAAAAAGCACAAGCCATCAAGACATCTTCAAAAAATATCTCAGCAGTTTGTGGTCTTGCTATATATTCTAAGAAAAAATGATTTGGCGGCGCGTCTTCCATTGAAAACTTAGTTAAGCCATGTAAAGATCCGTTAGAACCTCTTTTATCTACCGTACCTGAAATATCATAAGGGTCACATCCAAACGCACCTATATGTTCATTGCCAGGGTAAAACCTACCGTTTTTACTATATTTTTTATTTTGCAAATGCAAAGGTGGTATCCAAGATACTAAAAACCTACCATTTTTATTTGGGGCAAACACAACTCTACTGTCTTGCTCACCGTTTTCCCATTGAAAACTACCTTTTGTAACATTTATAGAGTTACGCATGTCTTCATTAAAATCTATTTGCTCGTATATTTTAGTTAGATTAAACAAAGATTGTTTTGTTTCATCTCTAAAAGCATGCTTTTCTGTACGAGGAAACTGTCTGTAGAATTCATTAAGACCATCTTGATCTTGCTTTAAACCTTCTACTTCGTTCTCCCAGTATTCTATTACACCTATTTTTATCTTTTCACCTTGAGGTCCTTCAACCGGTTTACTTGGTGTGTCGAATACAGGTAACCCATAAGCGTCAATGTATCCCTCGTAGTTCCATTCCATAGGTATGAACAAAGAATATAATCCGCTGCGAGTCTGTCCATTGGCGTTTCTTTGGGTAACATCTGAGTCATCATAAAGTTTTTTAAAGTTTTTACCTCCTTTATCGTGCGCGTTTGATGTACTTCCCATCATGCATCTACCAATAATTCTACTACCTAATCTTAAACAAGTTTTTGTAACTCGCCAGTTATTTAATATATTATTAGGTCTTTCCCACTTACCACTTTCGTCGTGGACTAGTAGCTTTAGTTTCTCCCCGTCGTAGGAGTTGTCCCCCGTGTTTTTCCAGTCGATCGTTGTGTCGAGACCGTCAAGCTCTTGAAGCTTTTCGTTGGTTTCAAGCTTACGCCTGGTGTACTTGGTGGCTGGGACTCTATAGGCAAGTTCTGTCTTTGGCCTGTCCATACCGTCCTGTATTGGTTTGAAAAAGAACGGGTAGTTGACTGATATTGGTACAACCTTGTCTGTGAACATTTTCTTAGCATCGGGGCCAGACTTAGACAAGATACCGTACCGTGCATCTGACGTAATTGTCGCCACGTTAACGG